ATGCAGAGGGGGGGTCTATTTGCGAGACCCCTCCCCCCTACACCTTCATCATCTCCCCATCATCGATCAGACAGAAGTGGACGCAACTTTTTTGTAGTTGCCCTGAACATTCTGTTTGATGATCTCATCGATTGCATCCTCGATGGCAAGGTCTTGGTCGGCCTCAGACAGTTCATCAGAAGTCTTCACAATCCTTGCAAGGAACGATGATGTATGGTAACCAGATGCTTCGTCCCAACTGTACCACTCATCGAACTGAGTGAAGGGATCGAATGGATTGTCTATTGTTGTTAGCATGTGAACTACCATCACGATCCTCCAATACTCTTCTTCAATGTGCTGAGTGATACGCCTAGTGCATCTGCTACATCAGCCTGTGTGTACCCAGCAGCTAGCATAGCATGGGCTCTACCAGACTTAGCAGGTGTCATCAAGATAGTAGACTTAGGTGTAGCCAATTGCTTGACTGCATCTAGATCTGTGTTGTTGAGGATCTGCACCAGCTTGTTGGTACTGACACCACCTGCTTGAATGGCGGCCCATTCATGGTCGGTGATCTGTATCTGGGTCTTTGCTGCACCCGTTCTGCGACGAGCTTCTGCAAGAGCTTGAGATTTGAATCTCTTGACCTCTGATGGTTCGAGATCTGGATTGGCACGTCGCTTTGCGGAGAGGGTGGTGTTTGCTAGGACCTGGGCTTGTCTTTCGAGGGGCCGGTTCTTGAGGGCCACGTTCAACTTGGCGTTGAGGGAGGCCACTTCTTTATGGTAGGCGGCTTTCGCAGAAGGTGAATAGGGGGTACTCTTTGTGTTCACCATCTCTTTGCGTGCCTCGTTAGCCAGACCCTTCAACCCATTGCTATGGTCTGCATACACCTTCTCCATAGTGGTACCTGAAGACAGGGTATTGGCATCCTTTGTTTCGGCCAGCTTCCTAGACTTGATGGTTTTAGGAACTGTCTTGCCTGCACGATTGACAAAGGTAGCGCCAGTGTCCTCAAACACCTTCTCGCCAGTGGCCTTGTCAATAGCACCACCTTTAGCAGCTGATCTAGCCTTACGATCAGAGACACGGATCTCAGCACTAGCCCTTGAAATCAGGGTAGATGCGCCAGCTTTACTACTGCCTTGGTATTTGGCCTTCAGCTGACCAATGCCGTTGTCTAGTGCTGACTGCTTGTAGTTCAGGTTGTGCTTCTCTGCGTCGATAACCACCATGGAATGACGTACACCTCGAGCTAGCTCAGATGGTGTAGCTCCACGAATAGTCATGTCTGTGATCAGGTTCGACACAACGCCCATCTCAATCGCCTTTTGTCTAGGCGTCATCTTGGGCATTCCTTCGTAAGCTGGGTATGAGGCCTTAGGATCAAAGCCTTTCAATCCAGCCAAGGCAGGCGCAGTCTTGACAGCCCTGTGATTATTCGGAATCACAAGCACTGTGTCACCATCGAAGTCTGCGCCAGAGAGCCGCTCTGCTACCTTCGAATGGATACCAACTGCATCTGGCGCATTACCGAGAAGCTTCTTAGCTTCAGGGTGGTTGTTGTTCACGGTCAATTCAGGGATCTCGAATACACCACCGTGAGGGTAACGAACAAGCGCAACTCGTTCGCCATTCCTGTAGTTGGGCGCATAGATCTCAGTTTCTTTCATGCTATTCACAGGCAGAATAACATGTGACCCCTGACGTGGTAGAGCTGCAGCCTTCAAATGTACTGAAGCAGAATCGGCGCCATCAGCATAAGCCTCAAGCAACTTCTTCTTTACTGCTGGATTCTGCAGAGACTTGATCTCATCGAGATCATTCTTCTTCACAGCGAATGCGAGATCCAACTGCTGCTTAGCTAGAGCAGGACTCTGCTTAGACAACATCTGTGAAGAGAGACTACGAGACCAGTTCTGCCAATCCCCTTGTTCGTTGACGATGTTCATGGCAGATGTGACCTTGCCGTCAGGCCCGATCTTCTGACGAACTACAGCACCGAAAGGATTATCTGCATCATCCTTCAGTTCCTTGAACGCATCAGTCTTCTTACCTGTATCTGATTTGTTCGTGTTGAACACAAGATCTGTGCCCGCTGGTAAATCGTCCTTGTACATTGCCATGCCCTTGAGGAAGTGCGTGCCATCAACTGACACACGAACCTGGGCATAACGGGAGGCGCCGAGAGAGATATCATCAACCCCGGGTCTGACGTAGATGACACCATCTGCATCGGCGCCTCCCTGCTCTGCGTACCGCACGCCAATCCTCTTTGAACTGATGTTCAACGGAGGCTGGACTCCAAGATATGATCGACCACCATCTTCAGAGAAGTCAGTGATCTGATTGATCTTGTCGCGATTCTGCCATACCTCTTTCTGTGTAGTTCCAGGAGGCGCAAGTACCTTGATCTCGGTTTGATTGCCAGTACCCAACTGCTCGACCTTGACCTTGTGTACTGTGTAGCCCTTTTCCTGAAGCACGGCGACTGCTGTGCTCAGCTTGGTGGCACTGACACCAATATGGTTCTCCACTCCAGAACCGATGTCAATGAAGCCTTTCTCAGTGACCTGATCACGAAGCATGTTGGCTGTGGTCTGCAGAACATCGAGCTTGTCCTGCTGGCCTGGCGTCAGAAGACTGCGCACTGAGGACTCATTGATTCCCATGCGATCGCCGATAGCGACGTTGGAATATCCCTTGTCCTTCAGGCGCTGCGCCATACCAATCTGTGCCTGCTTCTGAGCATTCTTCTCGATCGACTTACGAGCACGGAGCTGGGTTGTGGTCATGCTCAATCCTGCAGCAATATCCGTTTCACTCAGACCCTTGCGCTTCATCTCAGCGACGTTGTCCAAGAACGTTGGGTTGCGTGGGCCGGCCTGATCATCTCCACCAGAGCCGTAAGGGTACCGACCAGAATGGCGTTTGGTACCGTAGTGCGCCAGATAGTCGTCTTCGCTGATCAGCACTATAGCCATCCCTTCTGTGGAGTTAGGTTGTTCCGCCCATTGCTTTCTTCAGAACTGTCATCGCATGTGTTGCTGTGATCTGTGCCAGGAATATGGCCTTGTCACAGGAGTCCATCTTCTCCTGAGCTTCGGTCAAGGCAGCAATTGTCTTAGCGGGGCCATCTACACCAAGACCCCATACTTCAGTTAGAACACCGATGGACGCTTCGTTTTCCGTCATCACGACACCCAAAGCCTGCCGCATGGTGGCACAACTTTGATCAATCGCAACTAGAGCCGCGACATGACGCTCTGCTTGGCTCATCAGATCGAGGCCAGAATATCGTCAAGAGCCTCCAGCTCTACGACGTAAGCGGCACTGGCTCCTGACGCCGTGTCGCACTGGTCACCGGCCTGACGAAACTGACCGACAGATTCGTGATCCGAACTGAGCAATTCAGCCACCTGTCCAGCTGCGGATTCAGTGAACTGCTTGACTGACTGCAACTGCCCGTGAACGTTGCCGATCGTATCGATCATCTGGGCGATCAAGCTTCGCGCCTGCGGAATGTCTTCTACCTGGCTCATGATTAAAATTCCTCTCTGATTGCTCTAATGCGCTTGTCGAGTGTGATGATGCGATCCATGATATGTGCGATCTCATCGGGCTCTCCGACAAACACACGTACTTCATCACTCTGGTAGATCCTAAGTTCCATCTGAATTTCAAATGGCTTGAATCCGTACTCCAGGCAGAACAACGCAGCATAGACTTTCAGCTGGTCTTCATGTGCCGGGGTGATCCCAGTCTTGAGATCCGCAATTCTGAGCAGATTGTGTTTGAAGGATATGGCATCAGCAGTACCATAGCAGAACTCCGAATAGAACAGAGCCTGCTCTGGCGTCATGCGATAACCGATCGCATCGTTCACGTACATGCTCAAGGTCTTCTGGCTACGAGGAAGTTTGACACCCAAGCGAATAAGATCATGCGCAAGAGTGTGAAGCTGCGTTCCCTTGTATGCTGCTAGTGAAGCAACATACGCAGTGTCAAACTTCTCATCATCGTAGCGAAGCCAAGCGTGTTTGCTGGGGCTTAGGTACGAATGCATGCCCTCAAGATTCGAGTGCTTGTTGAAGTTCACGCAATACCTCCTCTTCATTCTCGGGGAATATGAATCGCGCGAACCCCATCCTGTTCAGCCGATCGACGTAGTATTCTTGATTCGGCTGATATGGCTCGTCTGCTCCACCCTTGACCTCCAGGACAGCCCAGCGGCCATACCACAATATGGTAAGATCAGGAATGCCCTGCAGATAGTTAGGATCGTTCTTTAACACGAGACAATTCGGAAACATGCGCTTCAGCTTAATGATAAGCTTTGCCTGAAATTTGCTTTCCAATGACATGCTTATTTCTATCCCTTCTATCATAAGCTGCGATTCTTGCGCTACTAAATATTACCTTCCTCATAGAAGCGGAATTCTTGACCGGTAGGGAAGCAGGATTGTTCGTTCGTGTAGGAGGCCAGAATATGGCGAACGAGCAAACCGTACTTCTCAGCCGGCTCACTCATCTTGTGGAACACCTCTCCTGACGCAGGTAACCAGATGGACACCGGCACGTCGTAGTATGCTTTCTGTCTCTGCTTGTAATACTCGACCACGAACCATCTTGGTCGACGTGCAAGATTCGATAGAGCGCAGTTCATTCGATCGTAGTCCAACTGGATTACCGAGTTGAAGTGATCGTTCTCGACTGGTAGGAACGTTCGAGCCATGAGCAACGGTAGTGACCTAGTGTAGGGACGACCTTCTCGAAATAACGTGACGCACGCTATTCCTTGTTCGTTGGCGAATGCTCTTCTCTGCGATCCTGTATCTCTGTTGATCACCTCACCTTCACTTGTTAGTAGATAGTTTTGAAACCCTACAACCTCTCGCACTTCATTTGCCAAAGTTTTCTCCAAACTCCGTTATGGGGTACATACTTTAGTATTATGTAATATTAAAACTCCTCGCGTAGATAGTAATACACAATAATGTTTTTGGCAGGAAGTTAATCACGATTGTCCGTATTGTCGAGAAATGTCCGTTCGTTAAAGCTCTTTTTCTCCTTCAAACTCTTCCAAATTGCGGTGTCAATCACGGAATTACTCTTCAAGACGTAGTAATATAGCTCAGTGTACGGAGTGTTCAGACGATCTGTGCGACCGTGAGCCTGATGCCAAGTCTTGTAAGAGTAGGTCAAACTGTAGAAAAGCATCGCATCCGTGCTAGTACAGTTCCACCCCTCAGCCCCAGCAGTGTACTGAACAAGGTAAATCCACGAATCACCATCGGGAATTTCTTCGTGTTTATGGCCATTCCACTCTCTCACGATATAGCCACTGGCAAGTGAGCGAAGGGCCATCAACTCGTAGTCGAAATTGTAGAATACAATGAGCTTTGGATGCGTGTTCATCAAATTCCGGACGTACTCCAGGCGAGATGGGGATGAGTTGACAACTTTCCTCATCGCCGAGAAGAGCTCTGCGACATCCCTCAGGGGTCTGTTTTCGTAAGGGTTCCATCGCTTCTTCAACACCTCCTCAAACAAAGCTACATCGTGTGCAACCGAGACCACACGCGTCTTTCGCACGGTCCTACGCAAGATCGGCATTTCGACGAGCAAAGAGTTACGGTGTCGTACGAGTTTTCCGACGCCCGTGTATCGCTCGACTTTGGGGAACTTTGAGTAGGTGTTATAGACAACGTGCTCGAGTTTAAACGCAGTTCGGTTCTTGTAAAATCCATTGGCGATGAATACCGGGATGTAGTCCAGCCAAGTATCCCCCGGCGTTGCACTGAGTAGTATCCATCCATTAGATTGAGCGATCTTGATGAAGTCTTTAGACCATGCACCAGCTCCAACAAGTCTCTGTTCGTCAAAAATGAAAAATGCACCGCGGACATCTCTGTACTTACCCAGATTATTCCAGCTATCGACGGTGAGCGTTCCTGCGACTGAAGCATTGAGATGTTTACCGACCCCGAAGGCGGCAAATTCAGTCTCCCAGTCCAGAGAGTCTCTCTTCTTCGCAGTCGTGATAACATAGACATCTGCGTCTGCCTCCTTCTCCATGTAATATGCGGCAGCGACACGACTCTTGCCTTGGCCAACCTCACCCCACAAGATCTTACCGTTGCCTAGCTTGGCCAAAGCATCTTGCTGGTTAGGATATAGCTCTACCATGTCACCTCCCTAAGGCAAAAACTAGATGACGGGTTAGGTCACCTAGTCTTCGAGATTACTGCTTCTTGGGTGCGGATTTGCTCAGGTGCTCAAGCACCGCGGCGTGATGTCCGTGATCCCAACCGTTCTCTTGGCCCTTCTTGTAAGCGTCCCACCACACCTTGTTCAACGCAGCTGTATGGGCTTTGTTGACCTTGGTGTAGTAATAACGCTCCCAGATGGTCACGAGCACGATTGTGATCAGGAGTGTCACGATGGCGGTTGCGATGATGTTGAACATTACGTCTCCTTCGTAGGGGGTCTCATTATACGCCATGTTTCCTACGCGAGAAATATAAGACAAGTGCGACGACCCAAGCCCCCGAAGAGACCTGGGCCGTCGCACAGTTGTCAGATCCTGGGCTGTGGAGTACAGCCGCCGTCAGGACCCTTGGACGCCAGCATGGCGTAGAGCAGGAACGCGAGACTCTTCAAGAGCCGCATCGAATTCCGCCTTTCCTTGTGGGTTGCATCGCTTGAGTCTTTCAGCAGCAAGGATCACGCCGTTGCGAAACCCGTACTTTTCGAAGCAAGCGATGGCGTACTCAGAACAGACTGGATCGTAGAGGCACCCGGTGGTTGGTTGCCAATGCCTCTGGTAGAACTTAGTGAACCGGATGGCCAGGGATGCTAGAGACATCCGTGATCCATCGCAGCACCCTTGAACGGTCGCGTGACCGAGTTCCGTGCCATTGCGTAGCACAGGACGAAGAGGGCCTTCACCATTTGAATCACCTCCCCTCACTCCTTGTCGAACACCACTGCCTTGTGGAATCCGTCGTCCAGAACGACCACGCGGTTCTCGCCAGCCGCATCGGTCTCGGTGAAGACGTCGGTGTGGTGCTCCGGAGCTCTCTGATCGGCGTAAGCCGCTCCGTCCGTACTGATCCCAGCAGCCTTGAACGCCGCAATGGCGCCCTGGATCCGCTCAGGCTCGGTCAGCAACGCCGGTGCGATGAGATGCATCTGGCCACTGCTGATGGCTTCCCGGATCTCTTCGTACATGGGGGTCATGTCCTGCATCGAACTCAGGATCTGCAGACCCGGCTCCGGGCTATCCAGCGAAGCGTCCTCGAACACGCCCTTGAACGCCTCGGCGGTGTAGATCTTCCAGACCCGACCGGTGAAGATGACCCAATCGCCGATGAACGCCATCCGCTGCCGCTTGGTCCGGGCCCGGTAGACGTGCACCCAGATATGCTGGTTGGTCGGTCCGCCCCGGATCTCGCCCTCACACCAGACCATCACCTCGTTCATGTTCTCCCGGGTGACCTGGACTGCCTCGACGAACTGAGGCCGGTACTTGAATTTGGTGGTCTTCATGAGTTGAGCCTTTCGATGGGAGGAGTGTTACAGTCCGACCTTCTTGACGGCGTAAGCAGCCTGAGCTGCCGTGAAACCGTCTCCGTATGAGGAGGTCAGCTGACGGGTCAGGCCGGCCTTGCTGTAGGACATCAGCTCGAGGTAGTTCTGAGCCGACAGATATGCCTGCTTGTTGTAGTCCACCTTGATGTGGTTCACGGCGAACGTCGCATCGGCCTTCGGGAATCCGTCGCCGGCGTTGGAGCTCAGCTGACGGATCAGACCCTTCTTGCTGAGCGGCATCAGCGAGAGGTAGTTCTTCGCCGCGTCGATGGCCTCGGACTGGCTCTTGGTGTAGTGGACTTTCTTCTTGGTGACCGTCGGCTTCGGGGTCTCGGTCGAGCTGATCGAGGGGACGTCGGCCGCCCGCTCCATTGTAACCGCGGTGTTGTGCTTGTCGTTCTGGTTCAGAACCGCACCGAACAAGATGAAGCCGCAGATGATCGACAGGATCGTGGCGATGACGGGGTGACGGTTGAAAATCTTACGCATGATGACTCCTAGTTTCTGTGATTATGATGAGGGAGATGGTGCGAGAGGTAGAGCTGGTACTACTCGGTGACGACGGCGTCGTTCTTGTTGGCCGCCGGGACGGGCTCGACGAACAGGATGCCGGCCGACTGCATCCGCTCGACCGCGCCGATGGTCTGCTCGAAGGACAGATCGTTCTCGCCGTGCAGGGCCTTGTAGACCTTGGGCAGCGTCCGGTCGTCCGAGTACGTGACCTTGTTGGGCATCTTGAATTCCGTTCTGTGAGTGATGAATCCGTTTTTGTTGGGTATTTCTTGGTACATGGTTCAGACGACGCCGGAGATATCCAGCGGGATCCGCATGTTGTGGAACTTCTTGTAGGCGTCCAGGTAGAAGACGCTCTCGTCACCGTTGTAGGTGACCTCGTAGTACATGCCGTCGGACAGACTCGTGCTGACCAAGGCCTTCCAGTTCTGCAGCGCCTTGGCGAACCAGACCACGTAGATCTGATCGGTCGTGATCGAGTGCACCTCGTCCGACTTGTCCATCACGCCGTTGACGTACGTCTGGACGATGATCTTCGCCTGGTGCTGGAAGTTCACCGGCTGCTTGATCTTGCCGTAGGGGTTGGGCTGCTCAGAGAACATCTCGACCCTCTTCGGTTCCCCAGTGACCGGGTCCTTGCTGGAGTCGAGGGGCTCTTTCGGATACATCGTGCTCATCCGTGCTCTCCTTGTCGTTGCGGGCGATGGCTGCGCCTACAAGAACTCCGAAGAGCATGCAGGCGCAGCCGGTGAGAATTCCGAGGGCGAAGAACATTACTGTCCGATCGCTCGAGGCTCGTCCTCGCTGATGATCTCGGCGTCCACGTACTCGTCAGCCTCGATCGCGAGAAGCTCGCCCGTGCCGATTTCCTGCAGGTGGGCGTACTTAATCTCCAGCGGGTCCTCGTGCACCTTGATGAAGATCGACTGCAGGTACGCCTTGATTCCGCTGTTCCCACTGACCGACCAGGAATATGGCCGGATCGTGAGATCCACGAATTCGATGTCGACCCAGTCCGCGGCCATGACGAGATCCTCGGACAGAGTGTTCCGACCCTTGGACGTGATCAGGACCACACGAGGAGGACGAATCTTGTAGGACACCGCGATCGACAGATATGCCTGCGGCTGGTCGCCCTCCTCACGGGCCTTGAGATGCTTCACGTTCCAACCGTCCTTGGCCATCTGCTCAGCCAACGGCGGGTCGAGGAGGACGGCGAAGTTGCGGTCGCCCTCCCGGTTGTACATGTCTTCCTTGCCCGCGAAGTTCCGGAAGACGATTTGCATGTCCTCCAGAACTACGGTGCTGTCGTTGTAGACCATGGACGTGGTCCCTCCGGTAGTATTTCGTATTCAGCGATATCGTCCATCGCTATGGCCCGACGAGGAATCAGCATGTGGTCTCGATCGAATACCAACCACTTCGCTTCGTTCCAAACCGCCTTACATTCCACAGTCTCCTCAAAAGGAGGAAGACGATGGGTACCCGACTTGTAGAGCACTCGAACCTTCATCTAGCCTCCTTCCAGGCTACGTGCATCTTCCGATGAATTTCACTGCAATAGCCGGACAGTCGGAATATCATCACGAGGATTTTCTGTCCGCACCAGATGCAGTGCTGCTCGTCCGGTTCTTCTTCCTGAGGCCTGAGCGTGAGGATTTTCTTCTCCACTCTTGCGTCGGCGTACAACGCATTGATCGTGTCCACAGGGATCCCTGTGGCTTCTGAGACCCAGTCATGGTTGTTCTTGGTGACCCAGATGCTCACGCTACAAACGCCTCCACATCACCGAACTTACTGATGGTCTTGCGTGCCTCGTCCACCAGGTTCTCGAAATATGACATGTCGATCTCGAGCTCATCACCCAGCAGTTTCGCATTCTCAGCCTCGATCCACAAATATCCCTTCGTGCCCGTGACTGCGTACTGCTTGCCTTCCTGAACCCGGTAGAGGATACCTCCACCAGACGCCTCCGTTACTGGGAGGAATCGTCCGGTCCTGCCGACGAAGTGCATTCCCTTGTCTGAGAACATCGGCTTGTGTACCCCGTCGAAGTCGAGGTACATGAGTCCCTTGGTAACCTGCTTTGTCTCGCACAGGTCGTCGAAGCCAATTGGTTCACCGGTGAACAGCGTCTTGTAGACGTAGGGGTGCTGGAATTGCGCACCGACCGCGTCCCACTTCCCGTTCTTCAGGGCAATATAGACCGCGTCGTTGACAAGACAGAAACGGTCGTACGTACCCTCGTGCTCGAACGTGTAGCCGTACTTCTCTCCGAACTCCATCACCTGCTCGACGATCAAATCTGTCGCATTCGGAATCTTAATGGAATCCGTCTTGATGTGAACGACCTGGAACCCCTGCTTCTGCACGAATTCCTTGAGGTCGATCATGAAGAGGGCGCCTCGCTTTGCCACGATGTTATCTTTATTTCGTGGATCCCTAAACGGATTGTCAAATTTGGCTGAGGTAAGCCCGTAGACGATGTTGATAACGATCTTAAGAGCGTAGGAAAGACCGTCAGAAACCTCCGGATCGTCCAGGAATGGTTCGAGCTTACCTCCCAGAAGAGTCCGAGCGAGTTTGTAGTCTCGATGTTTAATCGCCATTCGGGCTCTCTTGAGGTCAGCGAAGTTTTTAGTGAACTCCGTTCCGAAGGCGTTAAGGACCTCAATGCTCGTAGGATGCATACTCGCAACATCAAGTAGGGCAACATTCTTATACATACCCGGTTCAGCGTAGACATAACCTCCCTCTCCTACGAGTTCGCCCTTGTAATGGCTCTTTCCCATGTCGAATGTGTACCCGGGAAATTGCTCGCTCAGATCGGTATACACGAATTTCCCCTGCGGGGTTTTTTCGTTACCGAAAACGATCTTTGCTGTGTGACGCTGCGTAGTATCGTTCACAGACAGCCCACTGAGCTCAGCAAGGATTTGACGCGCCACGAAGTCCTGCTTTCGGGCCTTGAACGTGGCCTCGGTTGCCAGAACATCGTTGACGCAGTACTCGACGACCTTCGTCCAGTCTTTCTTGTCGACCGGCTGATCCCACGGGAAGTCGAGCTCCATGTGATGGATACCCAACTCGATCTCGAACTTCTTCAGCCCCTGCTTCTTGGAACTGAAGTCGTAGATGTCGGTATAAGACAGGTTGTACGCCTCACCGAAGTATCCACCCTTGCCGTCGATGATCTTCTGCGACAGCTCATACAGACCCTTGTTGTCGTAGCCCATGTAAGCCGCGTACAGGATATGATTGTCGTACCGACGGTTGTTGAAGCCGACGAGCCTGAGCTTCATGAGCTTCTCGACGTCCTGGGCAGACGGGTTCAACATTCGAACGACGGTCGGATCATCCTCGTATTTCCAGCAAACCACGAAGAGGTTCGGGTAGATCTCGATGTCGTAGAACGCCAGGGGGTCGTCCGGCCCTGTTGCGTCCACCGGAACCATGATCTCCGAACCCTTGAACTTCATCTCAGTCACGGTCTTCAGTGCCTGCAAGGGCTGATTGCTCGAGTTGTTGGCGAACGCGATGATCCTGGAACGAAGGTCCGAGACGTCGTATGACATCCCCGACAGATATGCGTCGTCCAGAATCTTCTTGATGAAGTCGACCGACGATTTCGTACCGGGGTGAATCTCTTTACGAAGATTCTTACCGATCAGATCACGAAGGCCCCTCTCACTTTGGATGGTGTTGGCTCCGAGCACTTTTTTCTCCTTTAGTGGAAGGCCTCCGTTTATGATCGCGACCGGTACATTGTTGCATTTGGACAGTTTCCGTCGCAGCGCAGCATTCCCCTGCAGCACCTTGATCTCAATTCCCTCAGAATAGAGAGAGTTAAGTTCGGTTGCGTCACCGGGGTAATTGTAATGAAGATGGACCCCTTGCCCGGATTTACTGAGTTCTGCGTAGGTTGCGGGCCAGACGGACGCGGCTTCGAGGTTTCGTTCGAGTGACTTTTCTCCATCTTCGTCCCTCAAATCAAAGTCGATGATGATGTGGTTCTCTGGCACCTTGACGTAATGCACTTCATTCGTGTCAATATCCGACAGCTTGGTCTTGACTTTAGACCAACTTGCTTTGGGTGTTCCGTGCTCTGTCGCATACTGAGCGGGCAGTTCAGCGAACTCTTCGTCCAGAAGTGATTCTGTTTCATCCATTACCAATGAGAAAGTCCGGACGTCGTCGTTCACTGGAGCCTTGAACGGTTGTGCTTTAAACTCGGAGTAATAGCTTCTAACTATCGTTCCGTCTGGCATCTCAACTCTGTCTTTGAACTCTTCGAAGTAATTTCGAAGTTCGTTCCGTACTCTGTACTGTGGCATTGGTTTATCAATTCCAGTCTCACCACAGAATTCCTTGTACAGAGCGTATGCTTGCTTGAGCGACACGCCGTCTTGACTCTTGAAGATGTCGTAGTTTGCCTCGATGAAGTTGAAGAATATGTCTGTCTGGAACATCATCTCGAGCGGACGGTATGCGTTGTAGTAGTTCTTGCCCAGACCTCTGTAGACCTCGAGACAGTGGTGGGCGATTGCTCCTAGCTCGAACTGGATCTGAGCCATTAGCGTGTGGTAGTGGTTTGTAGGAATCAATACCCCGGTAGGATGTACATCAATGAGCCGGCGAATAATTCCTGACTTTGCATCCGAGATCTTGACTGGCTGGTTCGTACCCATGAAGAGAAACGCGTTTACATGATCGGTATAGCTGGGCTTGTATTTCTCATTCATGGTCATCGGTTCGTGCGCGATCACTGAGTTCAATCTGGTGTTGTCCTCGATCTTGGACAAGTCACCATCCTGCTGGATTGCAACGAGCGGGTTGTTCTTGAACGCCTCGGTTGCGAACGTGCCGTTGTTACTACCAAGAGCTTTTGCTTCGAATGATGTGGTGTAACCAACGAACATTGCTTCGATGATGTTCAGGATTGTGGACTTACCAGTACCGGCAGCTCCGTATAGCACGAGGAACTTCTGAATCTTTTTCGAGTCACCGGATACGACAGCCCCAATTGCCCACTCAATCTTACGTCGTTCATCGACAGAGTAGAGCGTCCCTACAAGTTCGTCCCAAGCGCTGTAGTCGCCAGGAGCGAGAGGATATGGAAGCCTCTTGCTTGCGTAGTCAGTCTTCTTGACTTCACTGTTTGCAAAGGTCAATGACGAATCTAGCTGATGACTGTTGTCACTGATGTTCTGGAGGAACCTACGAAACTGACTCCAGCCCTGCCCATTGAACGATTGAAGGTACTTCACCTTGTACGTAGGGCCATCCTTCTTGACGAAAGAATTGAGCTCGTTGTCCACTAGACGTTGAACATCGTACTCGTCTGTAGACCACAAACCCCTGTCGTCATCCCAGATAGCGTAGAACGAACGGCCTCTGACCATGAGATCGTTTGACCGTCCGACGATGAAGTCAGGATATACATCAATTCCTTCCTTCGTCTCCTTCGTACGTATAGTAAAGAAATCCATACAACCTCCTCTCGTTCTAGCTGGGCTCTAGCTCCAGAAGATATGCGTTGAGTTGATACCAAATCTCAACGTCTCTCTGGTCTTTCTCAGGATGAGTTAGCGGGAATAGTCCTCCTTGTCCATTCGGTTCGTAGGTTCTCCAGATCAACTTGTCGAGCTTTAGATCTATCTCCCGTGTGTGGTCCTCAGACGCATCGCTCACGTTGCCCAGATCCAGATTAGTGACCATGATCCAGAACCAATCACGGGGCCGGCCCTCAGCTTCAAAGGCCAGCCTCCGTGATAGTCCGACCATCATCTCCAGAACCGAGCAGCCTAACAACATCCACTCGTGTACGTAGTCAACATCTGTTTGGTCCATGAATTCGCTACGCAGGTCGCGCCCGTCCTCGACCCTGTTGTCATCGTTCGGAACCAGCCAGACAAACTCTTTTGTGTAGAGCTGTCTTAAGAACCTCCAGTGGGTGAACTTTGGATTCTTGGTTCGTCTCGAACTGACCTGATCGTTTAGCCACTGGAGATATAGCTCATCTAGTGGCTCCGCCATCAGTCATCAGACTCCCGAAAGCGTCTGAGCTTCGGGCGACTGCGATTGCCGTGCTCGATGAACCCCTCTACCTCCACCGAGAACTTTCCCTCGCTGTGGCAGATCTCGTAGTCGACCCCGAGCTGGTTGTTTCGAACATAGACGATGTTCTCGTCGTCCGAACCCTCACCGAACCGCATGAGGTTCTCGTCGTTGATGAGCATGTCGGTGTCCGGAACCTGCTGATCCCGTTCGTCCGCGAGGACACCATCACCGGCGTAGTACGTGATGGTGGACTGCTCGTTCTCGGGCTCGTTCTCGAAGAACTCGTCCTTGGTGATGAGATACGGACGCTTCGGATCGCGTCTCTGCATCTCGGTGGCGTAGTCGAACTCGACCCGCTCCTTGCGCTTGGCAAAGACGTTCGTCGCCACCTCGACCATGTCCGGGTCCACCGCCGGCTCGATGCCCTGATACTGCGTCAAAGCCTTCGCGGCCTCATGCACAGTTTCAGGGATCAAAGCCTGAACGGCTTCCTCCGGCGTGGAGAAAATGCCGATCTTGTTAAGCTTGCTGTAGTACTCCTTGGCCTGCTCGATCTCGATCCGAGAGATCTCAGCGTACTTCGCCTCGAGCTTCTTCATCGCGATCGCAGCGCCAAGGGCCGCTCCACCTACAAGCGACATGCTTGAGGCAAGGACGACCAAGCCCTTCTTCGACGTCACGACGTTCTTGAAGGCTTCTGTGTTCATGATCACGGTTCCTTCAAATCTGGTCGAGGATGACTCCGTCGACGTTGAAATCGAGCAGGATCGAGCCTTCGCGGCCGTTGACGAAATCGCGGGCCCGTTCGTTGTTGCCGTCGAACACACCGAAGTCGATGAAGTTGTCGTTGTCCGGGTGCAGCACCCAGCCCACGACCGCGCCGGCCTTGGTACGAGAAATCCCGAGGCTGTCGTACACCTCGTTCAGGAACACGTGTCCCCGCGCCTTCAGCATGTCGTTGGCCCAGTTCTGCTGGCACCGCACGAACAGGAAGTTGTACTCCGGTGTCTTCTTCCAGGACGGAGAGACCTCGTCGAAGAATCGCGCGTAGATCGACGGCTCGCCGGCCGCGACACGCTTGACGACCTTCTCGCCGAACTCGTCCTTCACGGTCTGGAGCTCGTGGCCGTAGCGCAGCTCACGCTCCTTCTCCTCGCCCAGCTCTCCGAGAACCCGCGAACGGTACTCCTCGAAACCCTTCTCGAGGGTCGCGTAGGCAGCCATCAGGCCGGCGTTCCGAGTGGTCAGGATCTTGTGGGATCCGGCGAGGCAGGTGACGCCGATCGTCCCGACGGTGATGGCGGGCCCGTACAGCTTGAGCACCTTCACCGCGGTCTTGGTACGGACGATGGCCTTGTCGCGCCGACGATCGTTGTCCGAGTACTTCTCGTTCTCGAGCTCCGCGATCACGTTGAGCGTGTCCTCGGCGCCGTTCAGAACGGACTCGAGCTTCAGCGTCGCCTTGCACGCCAGGACGGTGGACGCCACAACCCCAACGACGCCCGCGCCGAACAAGATTGTGGGTGATGCCTTCTGCGTCTGCAGGACGCCACGACTGATTTTCAGCATGGCAGCTGCGGGAATTGGATTCTTCACGGTTCTCCTTAGAGTTTGATCTTGCCTTGTTTGATGAGTTTGAGATAGATGGCCAGAGCTTGTAGGTCTGACATCATTGACACTTTGAGCTTCCACTTCTTGCCAGGATATGCAGCAGAGAGGTTCGCTCTTACCTCTTGTGGATTTGCCATTACCGGATCGGTTCTGGCTTCGGGAGGTCGAGCAGGTATCCGTGACTGACCCGCTTGATGTCAGCGTCACGAATATCCGTCCAGCCCCACTTGTCGTCCGTGTAGCTACCGGTAACGCCGACCAGTTCGTACAAGTCAGCGACCGTAGCCGTTTCGTACCGGGCCACCAGATCGAACAGCCGATCGAGGACTTCCTGAGCTTCACCTCTGGTGGCGAGGATGATCTCATCAAAGTCGTGATTGGCTCGTGCTCGTCTGCTCAGATCAGCCCGTGGTTCTTGCCGAGGCTGCTGGGCGTAACGATTGTAGCTGGTGTATCCGGACGTGGTTCGCGGGCCGAGTCCAGTACGTCTACTGGTCGATCGAGCCTCTCCGAACACCATCCGTTCCACACCTTGTGTAGCCATGTCCGCCATCATGTCCCTGGCTGCCGGCACGAACACCTCGAGCACCACGTAGGACCAAACAGAAGACGCGTCTCCACCGATGAACATTTCCCTGAGTCGTTTACCCAAGGGCTTCTTGCGACGAATGACTTCGCCCTCGGTTACACGCTCGATCTTTTTCTCGTCAGGTTCGGCTGCCGGCTTAGCCTTGCCCTTGTAGTTGTTGCTGGGAAACTCGCTTTCCATGAAGTCCTCATTTCGATAAAACCATAAGACGGGTTTAGGGTCTTAAGGTTTTGAGTGGTTACGAGTCGGCGGGAATCTTCAGTACGTTGATGCGGTACCAGGCAACAGCTTCATCGATCTTGTCGTCGGTGTACTTCCGGGTCGCGTCGGCAGCCATCATTCCGATGACAACGGTCGCACTGACGACAGCTACCTGGTCGGTAACCTTGTCGGGCGAAACGTTGTTTCGGATGATGCTGCCCGCGATCTTGGAAGTACCGGCGCCAACAACGAATCCAACTGCGGCTTTGGCTAGTTCGATCTTGGTCATGGGGGTATCCTTTATTCGTAGGGGTCTCATTACAGTACGTGTTTTTGCTGCGAGGTAGGGGCACCTTTTCGCGGGAGGGCGCACTACGGCGGTCGTTTAAAACTGGCATCCGGACAAGGGTGAGACCCCGCGACGGGCCCTTGCCAGTTCCCCACCCTCGTAGATCAGCCTCCGGAAACCGGTCGAGCCCGGAGCATCTCGCGGAGTTCCTCGACTGACTTACCGACCAGATCGTCCGCCGGCTTAACATCCTCGATCGGCAGAGGAGTGTCGAGGATGTTCTTGTGATCCTGCGGCTGCTTCGGAACGATGCCGTTCATGAACTCCGCGGCCGCGTTGGCGTTGGTGTACATCTCGTACAGAAGCTCCGAGTAGGCATCGGTGCCGGCGAACATCTGCGTGATCTCTTCATTCTTGATGAAGTGTTTGTTGTCGCCGGACCGCTGACCGTGCGATGCGAGGATCAGCTTCTTGAACTCGGTCACGATCTGCTTGGGATCGTTGGACGCGATGATCGTCTCGAGCCGGGCCTTCATGCCGCCCTCTTCGAACATTTCCATTTCAGCCAGCTCGGCTCGGGAGAGGTTGAAGTAGAACACCTCCGAAGTGGGGTTGCCGTCGAGGTCCTCGAAATGGATTTCCTTCTTGTACATGCGATTCCTTTCAGGCAAAAAGCTATAAGACGGGATTAGCGTCTTACAGCTCTTTTGGGTTGAGGGTCAGTCTTCCTGGGGGGCGTAGTACTCGTCGAACAGGTTCTTCTCTTTTAGAAACTCGTTGTGCTGGTTCAAGCCCGCTCTCTGCGCTGCAATCACGACCACGGCTGTGGCGGCGACGGCAACGACGATCTTGGTCTTGTTCCGGACAACGAAGGTCTGGCCGATGCGAACGGGGTTCTTCATGTCTGGCTCCTTGGTTGATGGGGTCTCATTACAGGGCGTGTATTTCCTGCGATCTACCAGAGTCTGGTGTAGTCCCGCATGGGCTCGACCATGAAGTTCAGGACAATACACGGCCGGCCATCCTCAGCAAGGCCTGTGGTGAAGTGGATCTCCATCGGCTTGTCCGACTTCCAACCGACCTCGTCTGACATCGACGTAGTAGAGAGGCCGATCAGGTTGTAGAAGTCGGACAGCGATGCGTACATGTCGTTGAGGACTCTGTAGTTCAGATCGTTCTGAGCCTTCTTCAACGCCTCCATGTTGCTCGTGAAGTATCGGCCGGAATATGCGTCCATGCAGAGCACGTCCGTACCGACGATCACGATTTCGGAACTGCCTGGAGTACGGGAGAGACGATCCTGAGCAACCTCGTCACGGATCGCCATCTCCTTTGCAGGAGTCAGTCGCTCTGCAACTTTATCCCGGTACTCCACAAATGCTTTCTCGGATAAAGCATACGCAGCTGCAAGGCCAGCCGCTCTTCGCGTTCCCACTCGGTTAGCGCCGATGATAGCCGCGATTGTGAGTACTCCTGATCCCACAGCCGGGATGTAGAACTTCCAGGCGAGCTCGACGTGCTCTCGTCCTGTGAGTTCGACGGGGTGTTCTCGGTCATACTCCTTCAGTTCCTCCAGTAGTTCCATGTACTTGTATGTGGCCTTGCCGGTCAGAACCGCCGTCGCTACGGTTCCTGTGACACCGATGGCTGTGAGGATCGTCGGGGAGTTATCCGCAACGATCCGCTCAGCCCTTGTGGCGAGCTCCCTGAAATTGCTCATCACCCAGTACCTCCACCTTGTCCATGAATTGTGTTGCGGCCGAGTCTGCGTGTACTGCGTTCTCACCACTGTCCGGGTGTTTTTGGCTGAAGAGATCGTTGGTGAGCTTTACGTCATCTACGACGTAGTTCATCATACGAGCTTCTTCCTCGACCTGTGCGGCACTCTTGTGACCGAAGATCATGTCCTCGAACTCGAGCGAGGCCGCGTCCCGGTCGTATCGAGTTTCCCAGTTCTCCGTCTTCTCCATCTTCTCGCCGGCATGGCGAGCCTGCCACTTGTCCATCTGACGATCCAACAGCATGAGCAAGCCGAAGATCAACAGACTGATGACGCAGAGCGCCAGTCCACACAGAACGATTGCTCCTGTGACGGTGCAGATTCCCAATGCGAAGTCCACCATGACGTGCTCCTTTGATGAGGGTGGGGGGCGAAAATTAAAAGAGAAGTATAGGGCTTAAACCTATTTCCGCATTTGATACTTGTTACGGCTTGGCCTCTTCTAATCGAGGACTTCTCTCATTATACAGTGTGTATTTTTTGCGAGGCAAACCTATAAACCGGGTTAGGGTTTATAGGCGTGAGTGTTACTCGGATTCGTTCTTGGTCAGGTAGTTGTCGATCTTCGTGCTGACGACGACCGTCACAACGACGGCTGCCGCTGTGGTAGCGTAGCCGACGATGATCGGGTGGTCGAGGCTGAAGTTCTTGATACTGCTGAACATGTCATTCTCCTTTGTAGGGGTCTCATTACAGGGCATGTATTTTTTGCGAGGCAAACCTATAAACCGGGTTAGGGTTTATAAGCTTGATGGTCATCGCTTGGGGGCGATGTTCACAATCACTTCACTTGTGGTGTCGATGGTCTTGACGGCGGCGTAGATCAGTACACCACCAATGGCGGCAGCCTTCACGTACTTACGAACGATCGTGTCGATCTGTTCGAAGTCAATGTTGGCTAGCGCGTTGGTAATGGCTGGGTCGGTCTTGTCGTTGACCATCTTGACCTGGAGTGAACGATTCTTAAACATGGTTCTCCTTGGTTGATGGGGTCTCATTATAGGAGAAGTTTTTTGTGCGAGCTAAAAAATACATGCAAAGTAAAAGTGGCGAAACGTAGACGGCGTGTAAGTTTTGATTACTCTTACACGCCGTCTACATTCGATTGCCTGTTTGGATCTGGGTCAGCGAAGCTTCATCACGAAGCTGAGTGCCTTGGACGCAACGACGTTCGCACGTTCGTGGCCGATGATCAGGATGATCCCAGCGAGGCTTCCGGCGATCTGGGCCAGAGTGTCAGGCGAAATCTTGGGCGTTGAACTTTCGTTCTTCAGCTTAGACAGCTTGACAATCTGATCAGAAATCTTGTCGAAATTCTCACCGCGGACATCCTGAAGGATTAGCTGCGTGTGCAATTGGTCGAGGACATCCTGGAACTCGAACGTGGGTTCGGTCTTCTTGAACATCAGTTCTCCTAGTTAGGGGGTCTCATTATAGGAGAAGTTTTTCGTGCGACCTAATACCCGTTCTTGTTGACCTTGAACTGCACCGGTCCACTCTTCTCCAGAGCCTCCGGATTACCAGTGACGTCCAACTGGTAAGTCTTCTTCTCCGGCGTCTCGATCACATTCAGGGTGCCGGCGTATTTGCTGTCGCTGTTGTTGTAGGACGCAGTGGCCAGCTGAAGAAGCAGACCAAGGAATACGTTCACAGCGGCGACCGTACCTACCACCTGATCGACAGCCGGCAGACCCCAGATAGCTCCCAGGGCCACGTACAGTGCAGTCAGACCGGGAAGCACTGTAGTCGTGATCGGCTTCAGGACGTCGTACATCTTGGTCGACAGGATATGATCCCGCTTCGGCTCTTCAACCATAGTGCTTCTCCTTGTCTTTGCGTGAGTGTTGCAGACCCCATAGCAACACTGTGAGAGCTGCTGAGGATAGGGTGATCAACAGCAAGACCCAGAAGTTGAACCAAACCAAGAACGTTCGATTTCTCGTCGGCTTGATTGTTAGAATCAACTTCAGGTCAATTGTGATCGCCACGATTGCTGATTGGAACATCAGCGTACGTCCGAGCATGGTTCTGTACCAGGGCGAGAACAGGTATAGGAACGGGAACGACGTGGTGCAAATCGCAGCGATGACGAGTAGAACGCGAGACCAAGCAACAACGTCATCAATGGTCATGTGCATCACGAACCTCTCATTATGATTTGTAGCTCCTCGACGAAGTGATTCCGTTCTCTGATTCTGCGCAAGCCCCGAGATTCTTGTGCAACTGCAGGTCCTCTTTCTTGTATCCGCTTCAATTGCTGGGCAGCATCTTCTAGCGCCCTGACCGAATCGGTTTCCTTCTTTTCTTTACGAGGCCACATCCTTGCCTCCCGTCGACCGCAATAGATCTTTATTGCCGAAGAAGGCGACAATCAGAGCATGTGTGGTTCGAGCAACCTCGAGGAGTTCTGTGGTCTGAGCATCTGAGGTCCTACGTGCCTCTTGTTCTGTTTCATATGCCATCCGCCAGCGTTCGGACTCGTCTTGCTTGTCCTTGTACGTCCGACGCGGCACGAGCCAGCCCATCAAAAGCATCAGAATCGCGATGCCCAGAAGGACTGGCGCGGTTAACTTCTCCACGGGAACGCCCTCAAACATTAGACGGTCTCCTTCCACACGCCAACAGCACTACTCCACGGACGAGCAACTTTCCACACGCCCCCGACTCGTACATAGGGGATTGCCGGCAACCACACAGCGCCAACTTTGACGAAGGCTCCTGCAACTGTAGTTGCGCTAATCGCTGTGGACCAAGGACTCCAGCCAACAGAGTTCCTGGTTCTAGTTCTGAAGTAATATAGAGTCCCTGGGAGTAAGCCGTCGATTTCTCGAGCGCGTCCGTTGCCTGATGTATCTGCCGTGCTTGTTGGAGTGATCGGATCTGTCCCGTATCCGATCTGGCGTTGCAGGGTCACCGAGCCATTCTCAGGACCGTCGAGGAATGAACCCACGACAGAGGTCTGGTCGACATCGGTGAGAACCAGAATCCCTGAGGTACCTGGTTCGTCCAGCGTCACTACGGTCTTGCGAGGTGACCAGGGCGAATATCCGACACCGTTTCTGGTTCTTGCCCAGAAGTAGTATGTGGTCCCGGGGTGTAGGCCTGAGAATGGGGTATTTCCGTCCGAGCCAATGATGGTCTGCTGGACTGTGGTGGAGGTTCCGTAACCGATCTGACGGTAATCAATTGCGGAACCATTCGACGCACCATCACTGAACGCGATCACAACACCCGTTGAAGTTATCGCGGATGCTGTTGGCGTACTGGGTGCGCTGGGCACCTTTGCACGACTGATCGTTGCGCTAAGAGTTGTCGGTCCACCAAGCCCAGCAGTACCAGTGTCTTGCAGACGGAAGGTTACTGTCTGGGACGTACTTACTGTCCACGATTTGAGCATCTGCCAGGCGCCACCGGACACGAAGTTGAATTCGTTTGAATTGTCGGTGGTTCCATTGACCGTGTAGCCGTACGGCAACTGGTGATTGAACGTTGCCGAACCAGCCTTAAGCCAGAACTCGATCTTTGTTCCGGTATCACGGATCATCATGGTGCCGGTACTGCCCGTGGGCTTGGTGTAGTCAGTCACGGCACCTCCTAACTAAGGATCTTGAAGTAGATATCTCCGTCATTACCACCTGAAGGATCCGCGGTGCCGGAACTGATTCCTGCTGCCGTTCTGTAGGCGCCCTTTCCCGAAGGAATCAGCGCAGCAACGAGGGCGATGAGGTCTCGCGTTCGGTTGATCTCCCGTGCTCCCCAGCGAACCTTGCCTTCCTCACCCGTATCAGGTACGAGCGGATAGCCGGCTGCTGCGGCGCTATCACCTACGGCCATTTCTGCACCTCCTTCATTACGCGTCCTCCCAGTTGAGATCGGGGTCTACATCTGCCCACACCTGACTTGCCATCCACGACAACCACGATCCTGTGTCGATAAACAGGGCAACGGCTAGCGTGGGATATGACCGCTCCCCTTCGGAATCACATACGAAGATTTGCTCGGTAACCCGCATGCTGTTGCTGGCCCCGTCGACGTTACGCAACTCAACGAGATCCCCAAGGTAATAATCAAAGCCATAGCGAAATTGATTATTCTGGTTGATCTCGCCATCGAAGGCGGAGAAAGATCGGTTAAGCGCAAGCTGCTCGTTTCCTCTCTGGATTAGAGCGGCCGATACGTCCGGATTGTCCTCCGTAATATCGTCCGCGTTCACCATCAGGACGTGGCGTTCGAACCCCGCTGTTTCAGGGTCCACGTCAAGCGGATAGACAATCTCGAATCCGGCCGGCGAGAAGACGTATGCGCAGTTCTTGTACAAGGATATAGACGTCAGCTCGCTGGTGTTCTGCAAAGTGTCAAGCTCAGGAGCGAACACAATTGCAGGCAGATCCGTTTGTCTTGTCGTACGGTCACTTCCCGGGTAGATATCGAAGTACAATTGGGAAGTGTCGAGATTTCTGAGTAGTCGGAATCCCAGGTCGTAGGTGTCACAGATCGTCTTGATCGCGTTGTACACGGTCGTTGGATCTAGCGACACTGTGACCGGGTCGATTGGCTCGGGCAGTGTGTCATCAGGCATGATCGTGCCCTCGATCACCATGGGAATCACATCTCCCGGATCGAGAATGCCTGTCACACAAATATCGTGGAAGATCTGACGAGCCACGTCGCCCGGCGTTCCAGTCAGAACCCACTTTGGAACTGTAGTGGTGTCGTCAAGAACGCCGAAGGCGACGCGGTCGTTGAGAATGTTCTCCAGCGACAGACCCTTGACGGTGATTACTGCCCGTCCGTCAGAGTCTGTTGTTGCTTCGACAGTCTCCACCGTCATCACGCGATATGACACATTTGTGGCCAGTTGCACGCCTGTCTTGAACAGACGACGATTGTCCACGGTGGATATCAGCACCAGCTCGAAGTCGCCGGTTTCAGCGAACCGCTCTGTCCAGATCAGAGAAATATACTGATCAACCAGTGTGTCTCGCCGAAGCAGAGGGTCCAGAATGTAAACATCCATTACAACCCTCCATACCGGTTTGTATAGACAATCGAGTAAGGTATCGCAGCCCCCGTCGCGTAAATCCGTAGCGTGTTATCGCCTTCTTCTAGGGCGATCCAGCTTGCTTGAGGGGCCACTGCATAGAGCAAAGAACTGTCGACTGACGCTCTTGTCAAGCGAGCGTACTTGTTCCCCGGAATGGTACTGATAGTCACGACGTCTCCCGAGATGAGAGGCGCCACGAAGTCCATCGTCCTTACGGATCCATCCGGGAGCGTGTGGTAGATCGTGAACTCAGACAAGGAGCGGTTGACCATGAGTTTGAACAGAATGCCCGTGTCGACTGTTCCGTCGTACGTGAACGGAGCCTTGAACGTTCCGGACGTCGACGACCCGGTGATAGTCACAGGATCCGGATCTGTAAAATCAGGATCGAAACATATCACCGAGACGTCGACGGACGGTTCTTGCGAGAAGAGCGTGTTTTCGAACGATTCGACGCGACCTGAAATATCGACTTCCAAACCACTGTCGTCCGTCAAATGCATGGTGATCGCAGATTTCGGCATCAAGTAGTTGTAGAGTCGCCTCCGGATGGAAGCAACATCGTCGACGGTCCAATCAGGTTCCAGCCCCAGCGTGAGGATGATGTTTCGGGCTTCTCGTCGACTCGACTGATACTGTACTCCATCTTGCTGAGCAAAGCTGGACGAGACGAGAGTTGCCTTGACAGGATCGAGCCCTTGTGCGTCTTGGAAGACGTATCCCGCTGTTGCGTCATTGAACGGAAGGGTAAGGATGTCGCCTTTAGCTGTACGTACTTCAAGTTGTGTCAACATTAAGGCAACTGTCCCTTCACGATAGAGAGCTGGTTCTTGGTGAGACGGTAGATCTCAGCATTGCTCAGAGCCTTGGGCGAGTTGTTGGTCTGGTTGTAAATGATGTCGCGTACCGTTGTCTGACCAGGTGTTAATCCGCCCGGAGGATGAATCAGATCGTACTGAGCTTGAGCTCGAGCAGCCGTAGCAGCTTGCGCTACCTTGGCTGCCGTAGTCGATGTGGTAGATGTAACTGGAACAACCTGAGCCTTGATCAGAGCTGCCAACTGTGCGGCAGTCTTTCTGGCTTCCGTAATATCGACAACGGGAGTAATGACCGGGTTCAGGTCAAGATCACCATGAAGAATTTCTGCGATATTCCCGATCGACTTACGCATAGCCAGAATCGCAGCCTTACCTACTACCTCAGCAGCATCGGTGACCGTGCCAGAAGTCTTGGTGAGACCGTTGGCCATGCCCTCCGTAGAGAACGCACCAACCTTCTCAAACTCCTTCGACGGTGAGTGAATCCCAAGCGCATTCTTAGCCGCGTTCAGAGCACTCTTAGCGATGCTTCTTGCTTCGGACGTGATTTGACCAATACCGCCGGCCAGACCACGCACCATACCCTCGACGATCGCGGAGCCCAGGTTCGCTCCCGCAGCACCCATCGCCTTGGAGTTGGACCGAATCGCATTGGCCACTCCATTGATGAAGCTGATGATCATCTTTACGCCGGCATTTGTTACCCGGCCCTGATTTGCGGATATGGCATTGAGGAAGTTCACGATCAAGTTCGTCGCCACTGTCACGATCTTGCCGATATTGTTGCTCATTCCCGTGAGAATACCGAGAATGATTTTCACACCAGCCGAAACCATCTTTGGAATGGCGTTGGCTAGTGCATTTAGAAGCGATGTGAGCAAGCTTAGAAGAGTCGAGATGACCTTCGGCGCCAGTTTCACAATCGCGTTCAGAAGAGATGTGATAACTACTGTCATCGCCTGGAACATGGCGGGAGCTGCAGTGGCGATTGTCTTGGCAAATGCAGCAATACCTAGAGCTATCCCTGTCATTACCTTCGGAATCAGCCCGATGAGAGCGCCAATACTACCCACTACCACAGCTACTGCCGCAGCCCCAGCGACGCTCAGAGCGGTCAAACCGATCGAGAATGCCAGAACTCCGGCGCCGGCAGCAAGCATGCCGAGGCCGAGCAGAGCGATTGCTGCGCCAAGGCCGATCAGTACAGGGACCACAGGGGCCAAGAGCAGGCCCGCAACTCCGATGATAGTTAGTGCAGCGGCTAGCGTGATCAAACCCTTGGCGATGTCGCCCCAACTCATGCCAGCAAAGCCCTTGAGTACGGGCTCGAAGATGGCAAGAGCGGCCGAGACAATCAACAGAGCTGCAGCCCCCGGAAGGGCGGCAATCATCGTGTTCATCGCAATGGATATGAGCGTCAGAGAGACGCCGAGAACCGTAAGGCCCTTAGCAATCTCGCCCCAACTCATGTTGGCCATCCGACCGAATGCGTCGGTGAATATCTCTAGTCCAGCAGCCACCACGAGGATCGCTGCAGCCGACAGGACCGACGACGGCGGGATGAGATTGAGAGCAGTCCCAATCAGCACCAAACCGCCGGCCAAGCCGACCATACCTTGGGCTAGTTCTTCCCAAGACAAGTCCGAAATATCCTTTAGTGCACTAGCCAGGATCTTGATTCCGCCCGCGAGCAGGACGATGCCGGCTCCGGCCAATACTCCGCCAGCGTCTGCGGAAGCGAACTTGCTGAAGAGAGCAAGCGATCCCAGAAGGACCCCTACTCCAACAAGCCCCTTGGCCATCTCAGCCCAACTCATGCCGGACAGATCCTCAACTGCACTAGCCAGGATCTTGATCGCCCCGGCCATCAGGATCAGTCCAGCCGATCCAGCGATCATCCCACCAGCGTTGCCAGATATGCCCTTTGTTGCGACAACCAGCAAACCGATGAGGACCGCCACGCCTGTAAGACCCTTAGCCAACTGATTCCAGTCAAGTTGTGCCAAACCGGCCACAGCTAGAGCCAGAATATCAATTGCCGTAGCTAGCAGGATGAGTGAGGCTGCGACGACTGGCAGCTTTATGAATCCGACGCTTCCGGTCGCCTTTTCCAGAACTACCAGCGCCGCAGCCAGTTGCACGAACATGACCGAGATAGCTGTCAATGACTTAGTCAGACTACCTGAATCGATCAGGGACAATGCTACTACAGCTAGTACAAGAACGCCGATTGCTCCAGCAATCTTGATCAGAGTGCTGGCTTTGAGCTGGGCTTGCATGATGGACAACGTATCGGTCAAGGCACCGAATGTGTCCTTGATCTTACCGATGATGCCGCCGCTGACATCTAGACCACTCAGGCCGTTCTTGAGGAACTTCTTGATGATGAGCACAAGTCCACCGAACAAACCTGTGTTGATTGCGTCAAGAACAGAACTGAAATCGCCTGTAGACAAACTATTCGTCAGGGCGTCGATGACCTTGCTGAATTCATCAGATATCTTACCCGCAATGGGTTCGATGACCTTGAATACGGCCTTCATGACGTCGCCTACGTGAGACCACGCCTTGCTGATCAGAGAGCCGACCGCAGCCACCGGCTGGAAACGCTGCTGAAACTTGTTCAGAGCGCCCGAGTCCCCGCTAGAGAATGCGTCCTTGACGGCTCCTGCGAACTGTTCCAAGAGCTGGATCGGTTTGGCCAGAATGGCGCCGATGGTCTTGAAGAAGTTCGTTAGGCCATCGCCTTGCTCGATCGCCTTCTTCAGATTCACGAGGAAATCGCCGATGTTGGCGGTCACCTGGAGGAAGCTGCCGGCTCCATCTCCGGCTGTCTTGAACAGCCCGAGCAGAGTCTTGACAACCTCCTTGACGATGTCGAAGCCAATCCCAAATATAGCGAAGACACCAGCGAAAGTGCGCTTCAGTTCGTCTGCGGTTTGTGCTCCTATTTTGAGCCCGGCAGCGAACTGCTCGAAACTCTTCGTCATGTTGAACAGATCTTGACCTGTCTTGGCCGGGAAGATCTCCCGGAATGCGTCCTTAACAGGCTTCAGGATCGACAGCACACCGGTGAAGGCTTCACCGATCGCCTTGATCAGTACTGTGCGGCCACCCAGCTCTTTCCAGTCGGAGAGCACCTTGTTACGGGCGTTTGCCGACGACTGAATAAAGCCGCTCAGTACATTATTAACACCGGTGAACAGATCCTCGGCTTCGTTGAAATTACCGAAGATCAGAGACCAGGTAGTAGCCCAGCCGGAGCCGGCCGCTTCCTGTAGCGTCCCAATCAGCTGAGTGAAGGTCTTCACCTTCGTAGCTGCGTTCTTAGCAGTCTGGCCCATCTTGAGGATTCCGACGATCTGCTTATCGGTATACCCCATGGTCTTCAACTGCCGGGCATTGAGGTCGCCCGTGAACTTGCTCAGGGTCTCCGTCAGGATCGAGGAGGTGAGCCAGCCCGTTTGGAGAGAGTCACGGAAGCTTCCCTCATCCTTAATGATCTTGTCAACTGCCACACCGTGAGCTCGAGCAGTCTCCTTCAGAGATTCCTGGAAGACCTTACCGCCCATTCCGGCGTTAACGACCGAGTTCCAGTCCTGCAGCTTCACAGTTCCAGTTGAGAGAGCCTGTGAAAGCTGATACATCGCCGTGGACGCCTGGTCGGCGTTCGAGCCAGACAAAGCGGCCAGGTTGGCGATACCCTTGATCGCATTCACTGACGTATTCAGATCTACACCAGCAGCGGTGAATGTACCGATGTTCCGGGCCATCTCACTGAAGTTATAGATCGTTAGGTCAGAGTAATGGTTCAAGTTGTTTAGAGCTGCGTTGACCTTGTTCAGGCCAGCTTGCCCTGTCAGACCTGTGTTCGCCAGAATAGTCTGAATCGAGTTCAGCTGGGTCTCATATTCATGCAGACCGTCAGTGATTGGCTGAACTGTGAGAGACTTCGCCATCTGAAGGCCGGCGTTAACGACCTTATTGACGATATTCGTGAGAGCTGTGATCGCGATGACGGACAAGCCGCTGAACTTCGAGGCGATGTCGGATATGCTCTTGGCCATACCGGCCATAGAGAATTTGCCAACCGCAGCATTAACGTCATTGAGGCCTTTGGTGGCCCCTTCGAGTTTGAGTCCCTTGTTCAACTGCGTAAGGGAGTCGAGCGACTTCTTAACGCCATTCTCGAATTGAGCGTTATCGAACTTCAATGAAACGATGCGTTCGTCAACGCTACCGCTCATGCTGAGGTCACCGCCTTCCATACGTCATTCGCGATTTTGTCAAATATAGGTCTGATGGCAGGATTGATGTAGTCCCTGCCCTGAACGTAGCCGCCCGTGCCTGTTCCGTAGCCGTATTGAAGCATGATGGCTACTGGGAAGCCATTCTCAACGTCGACGTTAAGCCAGTTTATTTGAGCTTGCCCGACTCCTCCAGTAACCTCATAACTCCAGGAATGCGCAGCTAAGCCCGACTCACGAGGTGTAGCTGATGCCAGAGCAGTCACACCCGCTTGTCCTGCAGCTTCAAGAATTCCGCGAACGTTGAGTTTCTGTAGATTACCCAATGTACGCAGAGTTTTCCCAAAGTCTCCAGAGGTCTCGATAGAGAACACGTGGGCTCCAAAAAGTTTGTCCGAAAATTACCCCCGGAGAAAAATTGGTGTGCCTGCGGGAGTTCCCGGCGGAACGTCCTCGAGGTCATCCACAGCGATCGCTCCGGAGACACCAGCCGCGCCAGTGGCGCCGACAACGACACCGACGTTGTATGTCGTGGTATCGAACTTTGTGAGGATCAAATCGCCGGTATCCGGGTCAACGGACGCGTCAACAATCGAACCGTTTTCGATTTCCTGAATTCGGTCCGACGTGTAACTGTTAACGGTTGCCATGGTTCCTCCTACTCTGAACTAACGGTGTATGAGCCATCTTCGTTGTCGATTACGGTGTCTCCGGTCACCACGAAAGTGCCGTCTCCGTTGTCCGTAAGTTGCTCGTCTGGAGCCGTGATTGTGAACGATCCATCACCGTTGTCCACCACGATGAAGTCTGGCTCGACAATGACGCCGACGAACAGCTCGACCAGATCATGCTGAGTCGGAAGCGTCGGAATATTGTCGGCTGAACCGTATAGAATATCCTCGAGAGCCGCTAAGACGTCAGGATGAGTGCGCGTAGAATCGACCACGAAATGCGCGGTTGGCTTGATTCCCGGCGTCTTAACAGGCACCGTAGAGACGTCCCAAGTGAATATAGAAGCATCAAGGGAGTCACCTACAGTCTTGTTGTCTCGAGTGGTCGGCTCTGCTGTGGCGTTATAGACCAGATGGATCTTGTAGCCAAGATCAGGGCCGGCCGTATCGTTACCTACCTTGGTCCGGTAGCAGAGACCGAACGATTTACGGTACTGCTGCGTCGCGAACAACCCATCAGCAACATACGCAGTTCCGTCGCACTGCTCGAACTCATGCGGGTAGGTGAAGGCCGAGATCGTGGCTTTGAATTCCTCGTTGGAGGTGCGATTCATGTACTTCACGCCGTCGAGATAGAACGGCTTTGCTGATCCACCGTCAGGAGCTTCTGTGACCGAAATGAGGCCGTTCCAGGGAACTCCAGTGACGCCGGTGTAAAGAACGCCTCGGTCAACTCCAGCTTCGAAGAATCGTTCGCCGGGAGTTCCCCAGTTGAGTCTAGTCATTCCGATCCTCCTTTAGCCCTTAGTCCCGTACTGCTTTTGGCGTGCAGCGTTCAATTCTCGCCTTTGTCTAGCGGCTTCCTTCGGCGAGACCTTCTTTGCGGGGGTTTGTTTCTCGTTGCAGACCCTAACCAACGTGAGCGCACGATTCAGATGCCAATTCTCGACCTCAAACGGAATGTTCAAGGCGACAAACCAGTAGTAGATGATCTCAGCTGTGATGATCTCTGCACTTGGCTTAGCATGGGTGTCGCTGAACCAAGTTGCGGTCATCTTGGCGTTGATGTATTCGTTAATTGTTTCATAGTGCTTTTGGGAGAGTTTCTCGAAAACCACCGGAGGAACATTGGGGGTCAACGTCATTGCTCTGATGTACCACAGTGTTTCTTCGATGGTCTTCTCGCTCGAAATGAACGGCTTTTCGAAGTTTGACTCCCATTTTGACAGAGAGACCAGAGAATGCTCGAGGTCGAGCTGGAAAGTCTCGATGTCGACGAATTCTTGCTTTTCGTCGTCGAAACCTTCCGCTAATTGCACAATAATGGTGAGCATTCTCTGGTCTCCTATCAGTTTTCGACTCAGACGAAGTCGAAGAACCAGTCGTCGTCCGTGACCTCGGGGAAGTGGTATCCCGCGGCCGGAACTGCGTGAACGACGGTATCCTCGGTGATGACGACGGCGCCGGTCTTGGTCACCCCGCCGATCTTGTAGATCACGCCGGTCACGGTGGGGATCGTGATGGTGTGAGTGCCCGAGTTGAACGTCGGAGCGGTCGGAGTGGCTTCGACCGAAGAGCCGGCGAACAACGCGATGACATCGGCCGGAAGCGGCAGATGCGGATCGCCACCCTCGGTGCCCAGGAGCATGTCCTCGAGCTCGAGCAGCGAGCTGGCATCAGCCGTGGTGGAGTCGACCGTCAGGTACGACGTCGGCGCGTAGTCGACCGAGTTGATCGTGCCGACGGCGACCGGAATCGTGGTGATCTCCCAGCTGAAGGAGACGGCCTCGGGCGAATCGTTGACGGTCGCGTTGGCCTTCTCCGACGGAGCCGCGGTGGCGCCGTAGATGAGGTGCCACTTGTAGCCGGCCGCGGTGCCCAGCAGGTCGTTTCCGACCAGGGTGCGATAGGCAAACCCGAAGGACACCCGTCGCTGCTGGCCGATGAAGACGCCCGTCTCAGGCTCCGCCGAACCGTCGCACTGGGCGAACTGCTCGGGGTAGGTGAAGGCCTCGATCGTCCCGCCGAACTCTTCCTTCGAGTACAGGTTGAGGTACTTGATGTTGTCGGCGTACTGCGGGTTGGCCTCGGCACCCGAGGGCGACTCCGTGACGGTGGTCAGACCGTTCCAGGCGTAGCCCATGGCGTACGCGCCGGTCTCGTCGGGAATGTACAGGACCCCGTGATCGACACCAGTTTCGTACCGCTTCTGGCCGATCAGGTCCCAAGCGAGCTTAGTCACTAGGGTTCTCCTCAGTAATAGAGATTGAATACATCATGGTTGAGATCGCCTGCTGTGAAGAATCTGTTGAACAGACACATCGGCAAGCGTGCGACTTTGGGCGGAATCACACTGTCTGGATTCCTGTCGATAACCGTCACCTGGTACCGCAATGTGTTGCGATACGGATTGTTGTCAGCGAACTGTGTCCGTCCAGTGTCTCGCTTGTAGACAATGCACGGATACACCATCTTCACATTCGCGGGTGGCTGGAAATATACGTTCGAGCTACCCAACAAGTCCTCGAGGACGGTCTGAAGCTCAAGCCGTGGGGCCATTGTAAACCCCTCCCAACCTCAAGATCAGGCGGGGACTCTGAACCTCAACATCTGAGATATGCCACAGAGTCCCCGCCCACTTGATGTACCGCATGGCAAAGAAGTGTTCGCCGGCGTAAGCGTCCGCCACGATGCTAATCGAGTTGTTAACAGACAGATCGTTGTTAAGACTTTCGCCCTCCTGGAGTTTTCTCGTATTGCGGATGACATCTCCGCGGTACATGAATTCCTCGATTACATCCGAGAAAACTCCAGGAGCAGTTTCGACGCTCGTGCCGTATCCGATCGCACCATAGAACTTTGCCATGGTGCTCCCCTATCAGGTGGTACGGGTGAAGTCCCAGTCCGTGTCGATGTTGTGGTGGAAGTAGTAGTCGGTCGCCGGCTCGGCGGTGACTTCGACGCTCGAGAGCGACGCGATGGCGGTCTGAGCCCCGGGGCTCTTGGTGACACCGTTCATCTTCCAGACCACACCGGTGACGGTGGGGATCGTGACGACACCCGTTGCGGCAACGAAGGTCGGCGCGGTGATGGATGCCACCAGGGTGCCGGCGCCACGGGAGAACGTGATCGCGGACTTGAACAGCGTCAGCGCGCCGCTCAGCCGGGTCTCGATCAGGTACTTGTACTGGTTGTAGTCGATGTCGAAGTCGTCGAACATCGAGATTGCGCCACCCTTGTCGGCGCCCAGCGTGTAGTCGACCAGGTTGACCATGATAGCGAGAATGTCCCCGCCGTCGTTGGTCAGGTCCTCCATGATCGGGACCGTGATGATCTCCTTGACCCGAAGAGCCGCGGCCAGATCGGTTGAGGTCGGGTAGAGCCGGCGGCCCATTCCGTCCTTGACCAGCAGCAGGTCGGTCAGGGTGTCCTCGAGGATGTACAGCGACGGAGAACCCGTGCCGCGGTACTTCGGACGGGCCCGCAGGATCGCCTCGACCAGCGCGTCGCCCACGACGTTCGAGGGGATGACGACCTTCTCGTTGTAGAAGTCGTCGTCGTACGCGATCGGCCGGATGTTGGCCTCGTTGATCTTGTCGTCGTCGTCGACCTCACGACCGTCACCGACCAGGATCGCCCGGGCGATTTCCTCGTCCAGCATCACCCGCATTTCGGCCTTGAGCCAGGCCACCACGTCCAGGTCCGTGATGTCGATGATGTCGTCACGGTCCAGCTTCTGCTTCTTGTAGATCGTGGTGGGGGTGGTGGTCCGCTGCGAGAGAGTGAACCACTCCTCCTTCTTCAGCGTGGCCTTGACGTAGCCCTTGGCGCGGGCCGTGTCGAGGGTGATGTCCGCGGACATGGTCTTGATCCGCGAGAAGGGGGAGTGCTTGGTGCCGTTGATCACGCCGGCCACCCATTCCATCTTCCTCGAGACGAACTGGGGGGAATCCAGCACGTTCCGGGCGTCCGGGAACAGGTAGTCGATGTTCTCGATCCCGTACTCGACGGCGTGCTGCAGGAAGGACTCCTTGAAGGAACCCAGCTTCTGCGCGTCGTCGACGATGGTCTTCAGCTGAGCGTGAGTCAGCGTCGGACGCTGAGTAGAGCCGGAGTTGTCGTTCTGCTCGAAGACGTTCCGCGGCATGTCGTCGTTTCCTTCCTTGTGGGTGAGGTCTTCCTCGTCGGACTTCTCTTCGGAGTGCTGAGCGGGAGCTCCTGCGTCCTCCAAAGCGGCGGAGACCAGGATGTTGACCAGTTCTTTCTGGTCGGCGTTCAGAGTGTTGTAGATGTCCTTGGCGGTCGGATCGTCGGCGTGCTCGATCTTCTCGTCTTCCTTGGACTCCTCCGACTCGTCCTTCTCGGCCTTCTCCTCCGGCTCTCCCTCTTGACCGAAGTCGAGACCGGTGTGGATGATGGCCTCGTCAGCGAGGGTTTCGATTTCGCCGTCGGAATGGGCGATCTGCACCCAGTCGATCACCGCACCGGGATTTGCGCCGGCGAGAACGAGGCTGACCTCGGTGATCATTCCGTGCAGAACGGTCTTGGTCTTCTCGACCAGCTGGTTGGCGTAGATGGACAGCTTGGTGATGTCCTTGTGCTTCACCAGCTTCTTGGCATTCACGCCCGAGCTGGTGTCGTTGAAGAACCCCTGGGCGTAGATGCCATCCGGTCGAGCTTCGAGAACGGCGTGGCCCAAGACGTTCTCCGGGACATTGTGACCGTGCTGCCAAACAAGCGGAACAATCATCTTGTCCTGGTGCTTGAAAGCTTCAGCCGTGATCGTTCGCCCGTCGGAGCACTTGAGCCCAGCCTTCGTGGCATAACCGCTGAAATCAGGTCCCATTTTGACTGTCTCCTTCCGTTACTGGTTGTGGATCTGCTGGCCCCGACGGAGCCGGCTGTGTTGGGTCTGGCATGTTGCTATTCTTGAGCTCATTAGCCTTCGGATCCTTCGACGGCTTGATTCCGATCGCAGACCGAATGTCATTCGCCGAAAGGACTTCGTTCCGAGTGAACTTGTCAGTGATCTCAGCCAGATCGGCAATCGGAACAAGCTTGAACGGGTCTCGGAAGTAGGCAACGGACTGTCCCTGAGCACGAGCAGTCTTTGTCAAGAAGGTTCGGGCCATGGCTTCTGCAACTGCACCGAGGATTGGCTCGATTGTACGGTTGTAGTAGTTGATCATGGTCTTCTCGTCGGCCGTGCCGTTCATGACCTCTTCAGTCAGACCAAGCTGCCCATAAAGCATCTTGATGAGGTATTCGATCTGACTCATGAGGTTGTTCTCGGCCGGCCGGTTCAGCTGAGTGATCTTCTCGGTTCCATCAGTATAGGCGATGCCATACTGACTGCCCTTGAGCTGGAACTCGATGTCCTTACGCCGTTGTTCCGCCTGTAGTTTTCGGGCTTCGGACTTGATGACGTAAGGAAGCTGAATGATCAGATCGAGTTTTCCCGAACTAGATGCTTCATCTACGGCATCCAACAGGTTGAGCTTCCTGAGAAGCCTCTGCATCGTCGAGTTCGGTTCATTGATGACCGTGTAGAGAGGATTCTCTACGATCGCAACGAACTTCTTGTCGAGTGTGACTTCTTCTTTCCGACCGAGGGCTTCGTTGAACAGCAAGACCCGAATTCTGGTTGGGTACCAAGCTACGATCTCGCCAATTCGCAGGGTCTTGATGTCGAAGCTGCCCGATGTTGCCGGATTGATGGTTGTGTCGACAGGGACGATTGCTATGACGCCCTTGTCGAACATGGTCATCACGATGTCCTGCCGGAAAGCCCGAGCGGCCTGATCGATGTTGGCTTCGACCGACAGACAGTTGGTCAACCCGCTAGCAATCTCTTCTACGAATTGCTCATCGTCATCTAGACGAACGTGTCGGTACCGAATCGCAGCAACGTCAATGGCAATACGATTGTAGATGGAGGCGATGATTGAGCGCTCATTCGAGACCCGAAGCCTGACACGGTCTGGGCGTGAGCCATAGGCGGGACCCATTTCAGCAAAAGAATGGATACGGCTTTTGACGTCCTCGTTAACGAAGGCGTTCCACGCATGCTTCAGTCTGTCGCCAATTCGTGCCACTAGTCACCTCCCTTCAATCGTTTGAATGTTTGTCAGCCAAAGAAGAAGCTGTTTTTGGTGTATGACGGGGTTTCGTCGAGACTTTCGACGAATATGGTGTCAATGAAGTAACATCCATCATTGAACGACTCGTCGGGGTATGTTAGTGAACCCCCAACGTGGAATTTCCCGTTCAAAGCCGACGATTCTGTTTTCGGAGCTGTGAGGTGACCATTCACGGTCGGCGCTGAAGCGAAGAAATTACTGGTTGCGCAGTAATTATTCGTTGGGCCCCATGCAGTAACGTAGGTCGTCCCCGCTGTGATCGGAACCGGATCTACGAATCGAACTTCATTCCATCCGAGTTCCAGATCTTCGAATTCTCGACTATTTAGATAGTCTCCGGTGTCGTTACTGGTCCATTCGTATAGTGCTCCAAAAGGACCTGTCGACGGAATCCCAGTCACATATACACGAACACCTAGAATGTATCCATCAACATCGGAACTAAACAATGTCCCTAGCGTGTATGTGCTGTCCTGTTGATCAGAAATCGCTGGGAGTTCAGTCGTGAATATGTTCTGCTCAGGCATTACGCCTCCTGAGCGATCGCGATCAAATTCCACTTTGCTAGGGCAGAATTGTATTCGACAGCGATCTCGAGAAGCTTGCTAGCCACTGTGGTGGTCGGCAAAGGAATTCCCGCGCGTGCGACGTAAGCCGTTCCGAACGTCAGAGCTCGAGGAGTTGCGTTGTCGAGAATCCTGATCTTCATCAACTCTCCGTCTGTCGGAACAGACGTTGAAGGGTTGGCGATCGTCAGATCAACGGCAAGGGCGGTAAGGGTGAGGAGATCGTAGGTGTCAATCTCTGGCGTGAGAGTTCCAGCAGATGCAGTCGAGTAAGTCCTCGGCGTTCTACGTGCTGCAGCCGGAGCTCCATCGGCTCCAGGATTACCGTCAGGGCCCGGGTTGCCATCCGCACCTGGATTTCCGTCAGGACCTGGATCACCTTGGTCGCCAGGATCTCCCTTATCTCCAGGAGGACCTTTGTCACCTGGCGCACCTGCTGAGCCAGGGTCGCCATCATCTCCCGGAGGACCTTTGTCGCCTGGGGCGCCTTTATCTCCGGGAGGTCCCTTATCCCCAGGTGCTCCTTTATCGCCGGGTGGACCTTTGTCTCCTGGTGCTCCATCTCCACCTCCTGGATATGTTCCGCCGGCAGGTGAAGTCGGCGCGATGTCAGCCAAGTAGACCGTCGGGCTAGCTGACGGCAATTGGATGAAGTAATCCCGATCCCTAGCACCGACTAGACGCTCTGAGACTCGATATGACCAGCCGGTTGGGACAATATCAGGGTCATCGGTAGCCAGAACCGTGATGCTGCCCACGCCATTGGTGATGGTCATTCTCGATGCGCCGGCAGATATGACGTTACCCAAAGACGACGTCAATCTTGGCGGAATCGGAGTGAAATCAATGTGGCCATTGAGCGGAGTACCATCAGGACCAATAAGCATCGACGCGGTTACAGCTACGCCGTTAAAACCTTCGGGCAGTGCCATTGACTCTCCTTCCTCCTACTCAAAGGCCTCTTTATTGAGTTTGTATGCCACGAACGCGTCCATCATTGCTGACACGTTGTCGATCTTGTCCTCTTGACGTTTCTTCAAGAGCTTTCGGTTGCCGTTTGTATCCTCAACCGTGATGGCGTTCCCCATAGCGAAAGTCATCAATGCCTGATCGAAGATCAGCAGTCGAGATTCACTCAGATTCTTCAGTTCACCGAGAGGAACAGACTCAGTTCGAGCTCCCTGAATCACTTTCTCGATTCCGAAGTCTCCATTCTCAGCTTGCCAACGAGCTACGAACTCTTTCGCGTTGTACGGGTCGAAGCCGAAGCAGCGAACGTCGTATTCATTCTCAAGAATGAAGTGATCGAGATCTTCGTATACCTCCATCATGTCGAGGATGGTTCCCTCGAGCACAACGAGGCTTCCCTCTTTGATGAACTCCTCATACTTCTGACGCATAGCTCCTGGGAGCTTCATCAGCGTCAGAGAAGTAATGTAACTCCGGGTTTTTACTCCGAAGGATCCGTTACCAAGAGGGAAGAGGAATGTGAACGCGCAGAAGTCGTCTCCCTGCGAAAGGTCGGCACCCATAGAGCAAGGCAAGCTCCAGAACACACGAGCACGGTGAGGAAGCGTCTCTTCGTACGTGAAGAAGTACGTGTAGCCCTCCATTGGAAGGCCGAATCGTTTCGCGAGGATGTCATTTCGGGAAGCAGGTGCTTTCTCAGCTCGTTCGACGTCCAACTGATACGTATCGTACGTAACAGTCTTGCCGAGGTTCGGATTTGCCTTCACCCACATAGCTGGATCGGCTACTTCTTCAACTTCGTCCAGCTTGTAGTGCCAAACAGAAATGTGAGGAGCGAGATACTCCCCACGTAAGATCTGAGCAAGCTCCATTTTGATCGTATCGCCTGAACCGTTCCGGACCGTTCCTTCGGAACTGATGGCGATGATCAAGAAGTCGTCCAACTTCGACGCACCTTGCTCAACGGCGCCGACAATGTCCTCGCGAACGTCGCCGGAAAGCCATTCATCGATAGTTGAGATCTTTGGTCTTAGCCCTTGCAGCTTATTGATTGCCATCGGGCGAACTTCGACAATTGATCCCGTTAGGAAGTTCTCAATTCCCTTTTTAGTCGAAGCCAGCTTGACCCGATTGGCTTTTGACCCTGTTGTATTCTGCATCGAGCCCTCTGTCAAGAATTCAAACAGAGGACCTCGGCTCCTGGTGATAGCAGTGCGGATCGGAGACATTACCTCGTCCGCCTGCTTCATTGTTGGAGCTGTCGTGATCTGGTGGGTGGTCTGAGTGTCTACATTCAAGAAGTAGCTCTGGATGCACGATGCGTACATTGACTTCGCTGCCCCACGGGCCACGATCAAGTACTGCTTTGTCGTAAGTCTCTTCTTGATTGTCTTCTTTACGTAACCGCCACCGCGATTGTTCGACGCGGGCACGTAAACACTTCGATCCACAAAGTAGTACCAACCGAAGATCTGTTCCGCCCAGACTTTGAAGGACGGAAGCAGATGAAGATCTCCACCATCAGTGAGTGTTAGCTCTTTCTCGCAGTATTGAATGAAGCCTTCGACTACGAGGTCGTCGTAATAGATGTGAGGGTTGGCGATGAGCGAATCGATACGGTTCATCTCCATGGCGATCTCTCGATTCACAGGGATCTCTCCCCGCAGAACCTGATCACGGAATTCACCGTAGTATTTTGGTACTGCTTTGTTCGATAGCGCCATCGCCAACCCTCCCTTCTACTTGAACAACCCTGCGATTTGCTTTGATGCCTCTTTCGTGATGATCTCGGACAGATGCTGCTTTCCTGCATCGACCAGAGTCTTCTCGATCTGTTTCTTGATCTGCTCCGCCGGCGTGGCAGGCTTCAGACTCTTGAACTGCTTCTCGAGGTTCATTCGAGTCACCAGAGCCTGAAGTTCCTTCGTCGACAGAGCGTCGGTCGATCCTTTCTTGACCGTCTGCTTGTGCGCCTTGGCAAGCACGGCGTCCACGTGAGCAGGGGGCTTGTTCGAACCTGTCCGAAGCTCAGACAACTTACGTCGAACGCCCCACTTCTGACCCTTGACTCCGTGATGCTCCAAGAAGTCGGAGACGAGATCTGCGGAATGCTCGAGTGGAGCAACCAATTTCATGGCGATGATGTGGCCCTTGTTGTTCCGAGTCAGATTCACATGAGTCAGAACATCGGCTGCATGCTGCACGTCGTGCAGAACAACGTCCCATCCGCCACCGTCAGTTTCGACGACTCCGTAGCGTTTGGTGCCTGACGCATTGGTTCCGAGACCCTGCGCGCCTTTGTCCAGTGCTGCGATGAACGATTTTTGAACTTCTGCGTCGTATTTCTTCTGAACCGCCGGCTTCCCCGTCATGTCTTGATACTGGGGCTTGCTGTTGATTCGCGGAAGTTCGGTGTGGTTCATTTGATTGGCCATGGCGTTGTAGATCTTGAACGTTACCGCGTTTGAGCCGGCGTTCTTGGCAAACTTGGCATCGCCTTTGGCAACTTTCGCAGCAGCACGTCGAACGCCCCACTTCTGACCTTTAACGCCATGGTGCGCAAGGATGTCGTCGACCGTCGTCATTTATCCTCCTTCCTACAAAGTGATTTGGGGAAGTTGGACGATGCCGCTGACGATTGCGCCGTCGGCACCCTTACCAACCCCTGTGGCTAGTGCAGTGGAGTTCGGAATCACGTGACACATGACGGGTTTCCCGTATGCTTTTATCGCGGTCCAGTGCGGAGCTGTTGCGCCGTATTCCATACCCAGAATATCGGCCTGTGCCTGGTAGCTAGAGAACGTGTCCGTGTCATAGAACATGGCATTGGTCACGAATCCAGCTGCACGAGCATCGGAGAGGAAAGAGTTGTTGCTGTTGCCGGGAACAGCTTTAGCAACAATCTTCTCAGCCCAGTTTGGACGATTCTTCAGGATGCCGATGAGTTCGGTGCGATGAGATGTTGCTGATTTCGGATCGATGAACAGAACGTGACTGTCCATGTAAGCATCAAGAATGTCGTCCAGCGCCATGTACGGCTGATGAAGTGAATTCACTGGAGCACCGACGCCGGGCAATGCGTCATGAGTCTGGATCGTAGCCCACGTCATCGACGAAGCAACGTAAGTGGTTCCCGTTCCTCCGCCAGTTCCGAGAGAAGTTCGATCAAGACTTGCATCATGAAGACCGAACCACACGCCATCGCTCGAGCGCGCGAGGCTGACCTCAAGCGCCCCATACCCTCGAAGAACTGCCTGGGTGTATCCCTGCATGCTCATCTCAGGATAGTTTGCAGAGCCTCCACGATGCCCACACCAGAAGAAATCTTCGGCAAGCATCGCGCTGATGGACTCGTACCCAGGCCACATCATTCCGGCCCAAGTAGTTCCGTCGATCGTGTCTCCCGCGCCCGCGAGGTACCAGTGTCCATCGATCAAACTGGTGCCATCCCAGATCTTTCCCGCAACAGCCGGCGGAGGAGCATCCGGAGTCGGAGGAATGATGAGCTGGAAAGCCATACCGTTTGTTGCCTGGGTGTTCACGTTGGTGAATGTGACTGCACCTGTGGCGCCGGCGGTTGCCATGGCCTTGCTGGCGATGGTGATGGTTGCGAATGTGACGTCGTGGCCGAGTTGGGCGTACTGCTTTGTCCAACCTGTGCCTGAAACTGTCAACTGCGATGTCGTCTCCGAAGCAGAAGTCCGCTCGAATCCGAAACCGAAAGCCATCGAGTTTGCATGTGCCGTTGTGACGCTTGGCGCGATGCTGCTGAACGTTCCGCCAGATGCCGCACGAGACTGAACCGTGCCAGTCACCCAGTTGGCGATGTCGTCGATGTTCGCGCCGTCAATCCAGAACGCTCTGACGTAGCACTGGTTCGCTCGTCCAGTGTTCGTCTGAGAAATGACGTAGTTGCTGTCGCCACTTTCCCGCTTCTTCACCCACAGAGCGACTGAAGAAGTGATGGACGTTCCCATCGCAGCCCACGGGAAGATCTGAGTGAAACCTGTGGGCGGAGCTGGCGTGATTGCGGTCGAATCGCCGGCAGAACAGTCGACCATCAGGAACACGTAGTCACCAGTGGCCAACGCAGTACCGGTAGTACCTCCGGACATGTTCACCGTGTAGGTACTACCGGTACCCATCAAGGAAACCGCAGTTAGGTTACCCTTGATTGTCGCTGTGGGGAGTGTAGTCACACGCACTCCTCCGAAGCTTCCAGTGCAGCTTCTGCTGCAGCCGCCGCGATCAGAATCTTGTCCTCCCGATGCACATTCAGTCGCCACTCGAGCTGTTCGAGCTGTTCTTTGAACGACTGGATGAGATATGACGTCTGAGGAGGATCGAAGAGCAGTCGAACCCGCAAGTACATGTAGGTTTTGACTGCGTCGTATCGAATGTCGTCACCAGTGAAGTCGGACCAAACCGCAGCACCGTCCTCAATCCGGAATCCGTCTACTGGCCCGATTCCCAACTGGTTCAAAGTGAAGAACACAGAGTTGATGTGCATGATGATGTCTTGATCGAACGGGGTGTAGTCTTCTTCCAGGTTCAGAACATGCTTTGTACTAGCAAGGATGCTGTCGGTCATGGTTCACCTCCCGTTTGACTTAGAAGTTGTTGAGATTCTTCTGACGAGCCGCCAGATATGCGTTGTCGGTCTTCGGGCCCCACTGGCCGTCCTTGGTCTGCCCGAGCACACCCTGGAATTCCTTGACCCAGTGGTAGAGCGAAGCCTGCGAACGCGGTCCCCAGACACCGTCCGGAGTCGTGTCGATCACGTTCTGTGCGGTCTTGATGTTGAAGCTCTTGACGATCCGCTTCGGGTAACCGGCGTGAGCCTGCGCTGCGGTTCGCATGAGCTGAGCTCGAGCGTCCGTAGTCGAGCCCCACTGACCATCCGAGGGCACCTCGAGCGAAACCTGAATGTGCTTGGTCAGATCGCGGTTCGGAGTCGGCTTGGTCGAAGGCTTTGAGGGAGTCACCGGCGGAGGCGGATCGGCAGTGACGAGCTTGGCCCAGTCGAATCGGGCGTAGCCGACCACGAAGGTCTTGTCACGACGCTGACGCTTCAGCACATTGCCCGTGGTGTTTCCCTCGAGGACGTAGAACGTCCCGTCGCCGAGAATCTGCTCCACGGTTCCGGTGTGATCCACGATGCCGGCTGACATCTTCTTGCCCGACCAGTCGTAGTAGACCTGGTCGCCGGCCTTCATGCCAGAAACACCCCAGTGCCACGAACTGCCGTTGGCGCCCTTCTGAGCATCCTCGACAGCGTAGACCGTATAGGCTCGGCCGACCTTGAGAGCCTTCGCTCCGCCGGTCCACATCCCCCAGGTGTTCGTCATCTCGCACCAAGGACCGTCACCGATCTTGGCAACCTGAGCGTTGTACCACTCAGTGATGAAGTTGTGGTTGGACCCGTTCGGCGTCTCACCAGTTCCGATGGCGCCACGGATTCGGTCGAGAACTGACTTGATGGCTTGTGCTTGGGTGGTCATCAGTCAGTCATCTCCTCATCCAGGTCAGCGTCCTCGTCGAGAAGCACCGCGTCCTGCGGCACATCCTCAACCGGAACGATTCCATCGACCACCGGGGTCTGATTCGGGAATTCGTCAACCATGTCGTCTCCTTTCTGCTACCACAGTTTCGTATCACCTGCAGTGCGAACGATTTGAGCGCGAGGGAGCAGGCTTGCGTCTCCGTAGTGAATTGCGTTGTGTGTTCGAAGCGTCGTAGTGATCAAGAACGCAGGATCGAGTATCGACTCGTCTCCTTCTTCGATCGCTTCGGAAGTCATCGGGTTCATGTGATGAATTATCGCTCTTTCGTGGATCTCATAACCCTCTACACCGAGATCACAACCCATGTCTCGAACTATGATCTCATGCCGAAGGTCTCTCCACTGCTTTGAACGATAGAACGCTTGGTTGATCCAACGATCAAAGCCAAAGGTCTCGTTTCCAACGACTCCGCGCAGAGCTAGGTAATCAAACCGCTCTTCCAACGTGGAATATCGTCTTAGCTCCCAGTAGGACCTAGTCGTCGTAGTCAATGTCGCCTTGCTCAGCTTCAAAGCCGGCGTAAGACCGCATAGCATCCAACGCAGTCTTGTAAAGCTCTTCGATTCGAGCTGCAGAAGCGAGTTGTTCCTTCTTTGCAATGAGAAGTGCGTTCTCATGCTCGAGTCTAGTTTGTTCGAGGCGTTCTCGAGACGAACCGAGCTTCAGAAAATGTGTAATGACCTGAGCCGAGGCCGTACCGTCTCGAATCTGCTGTTCTGCACGGTCAACTGCCGCAGAAATTAGCTGGTTCTCTCTTGCCTCGGGAGTTGGGGCCGGTGGACGACGACTTACGGTACTGTTAGGTGGTGTTGACCGTCGGTTTACCACTAGTTGCAACTCCTTTCGGCCTAGTTTTGACCCCCGGTTTTTAGAAACATTGTGCCAAAAGTGCCCCCGGGGCTTTTTTGTGG